TGAAAGCAAAGCTCGATGAAGCCAAGGTCCAGTATCGGGCCAACGCCTCGAAAGAATCCCTGGAAAAGCTCGTCGCTGAGCAGACCAAGGAGTAATACTGCTGGCTGTCGGTGATCCGGCGGCCTATCTTCAAACCATTCCAGCGAGTTAACGCATGACACTCATCATCGAGGACGGCACCGGCAAGCCTGACGCCGAAAGCTACGCGAGCGCCGAGGACCTGGCCATGTATGCCGTGAAATTCGGCACGGTCATCCCCGCAGGCGTTCCCGAGCAGGAAGCGCTGCTGCGCCGGGCCGCCTTGGCGATGGATGGCATGACCTGGAAGGGGCGCAAGACGAGCAGCGAGCAGGCACTGTCCTGGCCGCGCCGGGAGGTGCTGCTGGATCACGAGATCAAGCCGAACAACTACCTGCCGGCGCGCATCCAGTACGGTCAGATGGCCCTGGCTGCTGAGATCCATCAGGACGATATCGACCCGGTGGAAAAGCGCAAAGGTGCAGTGCTGCTGGATCGTGTAGAGGGAGCCGTGACTCGACAGTACGCAGCTATCCCGAGCACCAGCAACCGTCTGCTACCGGCGGCACCGGATCGGCCGAGCGCTACGCAGTTTGCTGATTACTTGATGCGGCGTGGGTTGTTTGCGATTCGAGCTTAGTGATAACGTCGGGAACGATTAATTTTAGGAATGTCCAGATGGAAAAGTTCAAGGATGATGATGAGATGATCGCCTGGGATCGTTTCGCTCTCTCCGCCCTGAAAGTTGCCGGTGATCAAGCAGCGAAATACACAGCCGGTTCGCCAGAGAGATTCGTCGATACGATAACGAAGAACGCAGCTTTACTCGCGGACTCGTTACTGCGTGAACGCAGAAAGCGAATTTCTTGAGAACCTAAGCCCAGCCACCGCGCTGGGCTTTTCACATCTGGAGCCACCATGGCCTTCTACGACGAAATGGCCGTGATGGCTCTGGAGATGATCACAGAGTTCGGCCAGCCCGTGACCATCAGCAAGACCGAGCCGGGCGAGTACGACCCGGAAACAGGCGGCGAAGCGCCAGGCGCCACCATTGAGCAAACCGCCCAGGGCATCCTGCTCGACTTCACTGGCCAAGAGTTTCAGACCAACAGCCTCATCAAGCAGGGCGACAAGAAGCTCAAGATCGCTGCGCAGGGATTGGCTTGGGTTCCTGGCCTGCTCGACAAAGTGATCGCCCAGGGCCGCACCTGGTCAATCGTGCCACCGCTGAAAGAGGTCAACCCGGCCGGTACGCCTATCCTGTATGAGCTGCAGGTGCGGTCGTGACGAACAAATACGCGAGCATGAACGGCAGCTTCGCCGAGAACATTCGCGACTTCGCTGAGCGCGCCCAGGCTGGTATCGACGCAACCATTCGAGAGATTGTTATCGAGATCGGCAGCAGCGTCATCCGCATGTCGCCGGTGGGCAACCCTGAGAACTGGGCGGCCAACGTTGCGCACCGCCAGGCGAACACACGGGCAGCTGATGACTACGACTTCAAGGTCGCGGTGCGCAATACGATCATCAACCTCAACGAGTCGAACTTCACAAAGGCTGGCAAGCTGAGGCGCGGCGTGAAGTACGCGAAGCCCCTGACTAAGACCGAGCGCGACCAGAACTTCAACGTGAACGGGCTGGTCGCGGGCAGGGACTACGTCGGTGGGCGATTTCGGGGGAATTGGCAGTTTTCCATTGGCACGCCGGCGGATGGCACGCTTGACCAGGTCGACCCGGTTGGTGGTGTGACGCTGGCCAAACTGCGACTACAGGTCCAGGCGCTGACTGCTGGTGAGACGGCCTATATCGTAAACAATCTTCCGTCCGGCCTCCCGCTGGAGTCTGGACACTCGACCCAGGCGCCCGGCGGAATGGTCCGGATCACTCTGGCCCGCTTCCAGCAGATCGTCGACGAAGCCACAAGGAACAACCAGGTATGAGCCACGCCATCATTGCGTCCATTTACGAGGCCAAGCTAATTGCCTGGAGCAAAGGCCGGACGGAGCCGATCAAGGTTGTGTTCGAGAACGTCCAGTACGACCCGGCTGACGGAGAGACCTATCTGCGAGCGTTCATGCTCCCGGGTGATACAACCAGCAGCACGCTAGCCGGCGACCATCGAGCATTCTTCGGCGTCTATCAGGTCAGCATTGTGGCTCCGGCCAATACCGGCAAAACCAAGACGAACCCGCTCGTAGCCGAACTGACCGCATTGTTTCCGTTGTACGCGCGAGACGCGAAGGCGAGCGTCACCGTCGTCACGATGTCACCGGTCGACCCTGGCCCCGGCATACCTGACCCACCTACATACACTGTGCCCGTGTCGTTCGAGTATCGAGCTGACATCGCCACCTGAATACGCCCGTTGGGCAAATCCAAGAACCCGCCTCTGTGCGGGTTTTGTCATTTCTGAAAAGAGGAAACACCCATGGCCGGCATCCAAATGCCCAACGGCGCCACCCTTGAGATTGCATCGACTTACGGCGTTGCAATCCCGTTCACTGCGCTGACCAATGCCAATCCGGCAATCGCAACTGCTGCAGCCCATGGCCTGGCCGAGGGCGATGTAGTCGCCGTCAATTCCGGCTGGACTCGCCTCGACGGTCGTGGTGTCCGTGTGGGGGTAATTGCCAGCGGCACTTTCGCCCTAGCAGGCGTGAACACCACCAACGCTCAGCAGTACCCAGCGGGCTCCGGTATCGGCTCCGTCCGCGAGGTGACCGCCTTCACCGAGATCTCGCAGGTCACCGAAATGAACTCGGCCGGTGGCGATCAGCAGTTCCTTACCTTTGGTTTCGTGGCCGACGACAACGACCGCCAGATGCCGACCACCAAGAACCCGATCACGCTGACTTATACCGTCGCTGACGATCCGTCCAAGCCCTATGTAGCGGTCTGCGAAGCGGCGGACGACGACAAACAGCCCCGTTTGCTCCGACTGAACCTCCCTGGCGGTAGCAGCATTATCTACAACGGCTACGTGTCGATCACCGCCACGCCGACCATGTCGCGCAACAACCTGATGACCCGCGTTATCAGCGTTGCCCTGACTGGCCTTCCAACTCGCTACGCGGCCACGGTGTAACCAATGGCCAAGTTCAAGCTGATCCAAAAGCCTACTTTCAAGGCAACGGTGTTGATCCAGCGGGCTGGCTACAACGCCGAAAAGGTGGAGTTCGAGTTCAAGTACTTGGATCGTACCGCGCTCGCTGAGCTGTACACCGGTTGGAACGAGCGGCACGACGAGCTGGGCAAGCAGGTCGGGGATATGGACCTTAAAGCTTTCACCGCCGCCCAGATCGCCCTGCAAGCTGACCAACTGCTGGATGTGGTGGTGGGCTGGGATATCGAAGAGGAATTCACGCCCGAAAACGTGCGCATCCTCGTCAATTCGATCAACTCGGCGCCGAAGGCAGTGCTGAACGCGTACGCCGAAGCCTTTAGCGAAGCCCGCCTGGGAAACTCCTAAGCGCTTCGCGCGGACTGTATGAGCCAGGGCCGTCAGATGCAGATCTGATGGCCTTTGGTTTATCGCGCCAGGACATACCCGACAAGGAAGTCGGCATCTGGCCCGACAACTGGGACGCCTTCAAGGTCTTCGAGGCCATGAGCACCCAGTGGCGCACAGGCGCGTGCGGCGCGACAGGCATGGACTACAGCGTTCTCTCCGGTGTGATTCGGATGTGCGGCGTGCCAGTCAGCCAACGACAAACCATTTTCAGCGACTTCCGGCGGATGGAGGCTGAAGCCTTGCAGGTGATGGCGGAACAGCGGGAGCGCGCGAGGGGTGCCTGATCCTCAGGCACCAAAATGCAGGAAAACGCGGCGGGGCCGCAGGAGATCCACATGAATGAGAGTCAGCGGACCAGACATCTGTCACTGGTCTTACAATCTGCGCACGGGATGGTGATTGATCTCAGAAAAGGCGAGCTTACTCTTGCTCCCCGAGGCGCTTCCGAATCAGGTCTCTGGTATCCGAGTGCTCATTCAGCAGGAAGCGCAGTGGCGCAGTGTAAGCCGTCTCGTTAGTTTCGCTATCGGGGACCCCAGCCATCGGCCAGCCGTGCTTCAACGAATGAATCAGCAGCCCCTCCATTACCTTTGGTTGATAGCCTGGGATTTCCCGCAACGCACAAGATATCGCGGTCATCGCTGTCGACAGGCCGGCTTGCGATGCTCGACGCTCGGCGTTCAGGTCATCAAGCTCGGCTCTTAAATCGCGAAGCTGTTGTTCAAAGTCTGTCATCTGACCTCCAGTTCATTAATGCGCCGAAATTGGCGCAACCCCAGTCCTTGGGCTTGCAGGCGAAGGACTGGGATATCCATTAGCCTTTCGTTTGCGTTTCCACGATCAATCGCCACCCGATAGTGGTGGCTGATCCAGGGTGCTGATGTTTGTTTTGAGGGGGGAACTCTGTCCCTTTATTGGATGTGATCTCGTCGCCACAGCCCTCACACCGATAAATGCCTGATACCGGGACGATGCTCCCTATTTTATGCACAGTGCTCCAGGCAGCGCTGCCGAGAACGCTCGGTGTCGTTTTGGAGAGATATTTCACTGTTTCCTGTATGTACAGCGCCATTTTCCGTCCTACCTTGGTTAGAAATGAGGCACAAAGCTACTACGCCGACGATCTACC